ATGAATCCAATCTTTCTATAATCAGAAAGCTTTCACGCAGCAAGTCTCTCCTTGAACAAAAGATTAACTTCCTCGATGAAAATGATTTAACAATAAATAGAGGGGCAGCAAAGAAAATCATGAAAGTTTACAATTCACTGAATGAGTCTAACAAAGGCAAAATGGAAAAGATGTTAAACGAAAGTGTTGTAACTTTCACACAAGCAATCAATTTCGCAGTAAGGCAATAAAATATGGCAAATTATATCAAAGAACACAGACTATATGATACCAACAGAAGAACACTGCTGAAATATGTTTGTGTTTCTGATGGCACACAATTTGCAAATACTACACTGGTGGATGTATCGAGTCTTTCATATGCTCTGAATGCAAATGGATACATCATGACATCTAACGTACATCCTAAAGCATCTTATGGCACCACAATTGTTTCTATCAAAGGAAATGGTTCACTTGGAAATTCAGCCAAATCATTTTTGAAGTTGCAATGGGAAGGTGATTCTAATTCAGAAATCATTGTTGCAACAGATTACTTTGATTATGGTGGATCAGGTGGTGGTAGTGTAGTTGGATCATTTACTAATCCAGAATCAAATTCAACAGGTGATATTCTCATTTCTACTGTCAACATGGAAGCAAACGATGTTTTCACTATCTTCGTAGAATTGAAAAAAGAAGCAATCGATTACGATCAAGGTCAAACAGCAGACCCAGCAGCATTTAATAGAGGACCATACGCACCATGAAACTTATAGCTCATATCGCAAATAAAGATTACACACTTGCCGAGCAAGAATTCAAGACCAAACTTCTTCAGATTGCAGAAGCTAAGCTTACTGAAAGAAAGCATATGCTTGCTGCACAGATTTTTGAAGGCAGAAAATGAACGAAGACCAAGAAGACCTCGTTGAAGGTCGAGTAAAGATCGTAAAGTTCAGAATACGAAATGGTGTAATTCAAAGACGCAAAAAAGTGTCTAATGTCGCTGGATATACCATGCGTGGTGGTAAAATGACTAGAATGACTGCTGCTGAAAGAAGGCATCGGAGATTAGGCCAAAAAAGAGCAAAAATCAAAAAAAGAGCTAAAATGGCCAGAATTAATATGAAAAGAAAAAGAACAATGCTCAAAAGAAAAAGGCTAGGATGGTAAGATGAAGCTTATTTCAGAAGAAGTTTTAGAAGTACAATATCTTGTAGAAAATGACAAAGAGAATGGTAAAAAATCTTTTCACATTCAAGGCATTTTCATGCAAGCAGATCAAAAGAACAAGAATGGTAGAGTATATCCTTTTGCCACATTGAACAAAGAAGTTGAAAGATATAATAAAGATTATGTAACTAAAAACCGCGCATACGGAGAACTCGGCCATCCCGACAATCCAACTATCAATCTTGATAGAGTATCACATATGATTACTAAACTTTATCCAGATGGTAATAATTTTATTGGTAAAGCAAAAATCGTAGATACTCCTATGGGTAATATTGTCAAAGGTCTTTTAGATTCAGGAGCAAGCTTAGGTGTTTCTACAAGAGGTGTAGGATCACTGAAACCTTACAACGGATATCAATTAGTTCAAGATGATTATAAACTTGCTACAGCAGCCGACATTGTTGCAGATCCTTCTGCTCCCTGTGCATTCGTAAATGGTATTATGGAAAATGTTTCTTGGTTCTACGATGGTGCAAATTGGAAAATGGCAGAGCTATCCGAACAAACAAAGAAAAAAATCAGAACAGTATCAAAAAGAGAACTTGAGTCTGTAGCACTCAAACTATTTGAAAATTATATCTCAAAAATCTAAGGATTATAAATAAACAATAAGATAAAGGAGTTATCGATAATGCCTTCACTTACAGAAACAGCAAAGAAGATTCTAATGAAAGAATCTGATGACCCTACACCAGATAGGGATGCAAAAAGCATGACACCTAATATGCAGACTTTGAAGCCAGGTGGCGAATTTTCTCCAGGTGGAGTATCACCTTCTTATACTGGTCGATTTGCTAATCCTCCTGGTTCAGGAGAAAATGTTCCCGCTCGTTGGAATCCACCAGATGGACAACCAGAGCATGATGAAACACAAGCAGTTGTAGATCCTAATGATCAACAAAACATCGGCGCAATTCTTTCAAAGAACATTGGCGCAACCAATTATCCTGGTACCAAACCTCCTGTACCAGCAGAACAACCACAACAACAAGCAGCAGTAATGGAAGAAGAGTTTGAAATCTCAGAAGAACTGCAAGATTTTATCAATGAGATGATCGAAGAAGGTTATTCAGAAGAAGAAATTGCTGAAGCCATCGAAGAGAATTTCGAGCTAGTTTCTGAAGAAAAAGAAAAAGAAGAAGAAAAAGCTAAAAAGCTAATGCCAAAAGGTAAAGCTGAGTCAATGCCAAAAGGTAAAGCTAAGCCAATGCCAAAAGGTAAAGCTAAGCCAATGCCATATAAAATGATGAAAGAGCATGTTGATGCCCTTCTTGCTGGTGAAAATCTTTCTGAAGAATTCCGTGCTAAGGCTGAAACAATCTTCGAATCAGCCGTTGCTGTTCGTGTTGACGAGCAAGTAAAAGTTCTTGAAGAAGCTTATGCTAAGTCACTTGAAGAAGAGGTTCTTCAAATCTCTGAATCACTTACCGAACAAGTTGATGCATATCTCAACTATGTCGTTGAACAATGGATTTCTGAAAACGAAGTTGCAATCGAAACTGGTCTTCGTACAGAACTAACAGAAGAATTCATCTCTGGACTCAAAACACTATTTGCAGAACACTACATTGATATTCCAGAAGATAAAGTATCAGTCCTAGAAGGTCTTTCTACCAGACTAGAAACAGCAGAAACCAGACTAAACGAAGAAATTGATAAAAATATTGCTCTTACAAAAACTCTAAATGAGTCACTAAGAACTGAAATCGTCAATACTATTTGTGAAGGTCTAACTGCTACTGAGTCTGATAAACTAAGAAGACTTTCAGAAAATGTCTCATTCAATGATGTTGATGAATTTGCTGGTAAAATTCAAACTCTCCGTGAGAGCTATTTCAGCAGAACAGTCAATAGAATGGAAACACTAGATTCAACTGATGTTGACACAACCAACAGCGGTATGATTACAGAACAACTTAGCGGTCCAATGGCTGCTTATGTCAAATCAATCGGTAAATCTTTACCAAGATAAAAAATAAAAAAAAGGAGTAACCTTAATGTATCTTACTGAAGCCTTAGAACAAAAGTGGTCACCAGTTCTTGACCACGACGGCCTAACAGGGATCAAAGATTCCTATCGCCGTGCTGTTACTGCCATCATTCTTGAGAATCAAGAAAAGGCAATGATGGAAGAATCACGTCAACTTAACGAAACTGCACCAACCAACAATTATGGTGGTGGTAATATCCAAGCATACGATCCAATTCTAATTTCACTCGTTCGTCGTGCTCTACCAAATCTTATTGCTTATGACATCTGCGGCGTTCAGCCAATGACCGGTCCAACAGGCCTCATTTTCGCAATGAGATCAAACTACAAAACACAAGCTGGTACCGAAGCTCTCTTCAACGAAGCTAATACCGCATTCTCTGGTACCAATCATCTTGGTGCTAATGGTAACGTCCGTGGTTCTTTCGCAAATACCAATCCAGTATTTGCTCTAGGCGACGATGATGTTTATGGCTATGGCCGCGGCATGACCACAGCCCAAGCTGAAGCTCTTGGCGATGTTGGAACCAATCACTTTGCTGAAATGGCATTCCAAATCGACAAAGTAACTGTTACTGCTCGCAGCCGTGCTCTAAAAGCAGAGTACACCATGGAACTCGCACAAGACCTCAAAGCAGTTCATGGTCTCGATGCAGAAACCGAACTATCTAACATCCTCAGCACAGAAATTCTTGCTGAAATCAATCGTGAAGTAGTTCGTACAATCTACTCTTCTGCATCTGTTGGCGCACAGTATGGTGTTACATCTGCTGGTACTTTCGATCTTGACACCGACTCAAATGGTCGTTGGTCAGTTGAAAAGTTCAAAGGTCTTGTTTTCCAAATCGAACGTGAATGCAACGCAATCGCAAAAGCTACACGTAGAGGGAAGGGCAATACCCTAATCGTTTCTTCAGACGTAGCTTCTGCTCTTGCTATGGCTGGTGTTCTCGATTACAATCCAGCTCTCCAAGTCAATCTCCAAGTTGATGACACAGGCAATACCTTTGCTGGTGTTCTTCATGGTCGTGTAAAAGTTTACATTGATCCATATTTCGGTGGTTCAGCCAATGGTGATGAACTCTGCACAGTTGGTTATAAGGGCATGTCACCTTATGACGCAGGTCTCTTCTACTGCCCATACGTTCCTCTCCAAATGGTTCGTGCGGTTGGTCAAGATACTTTCCAACCAAAGATCGGGTTCAAGACACGTTACGGAATGGTGGCAAACCCATTTGCGACTGTTGCTGGTGACGGTGCTGTTGCTCCACGTAATGCTAATGCAAATAATGCTAACAAGTATTACAGAATTTTCCGTGTACGGAACCTCACTTGATTTGTATACATAATAATAAACTTCAATAACAAACTAAGAGGGGATTTATTTCCCCTCTTTTTTTATTTCAAATAATACACAGAATTGCCACAGTCCCATATTCTATCAAAATTCTGCAACAACATATTTTCATATTCACTTTTATCAACATCTACATTTGGTATTTTATGCTTCTGAAATTTATTTCTTGAATGTAGAATATCATGATCTTTTTTGTGAAAATAGAAATAGTTGGGTAAACTATCATCAAGTTTCTGGAAACCAGCAAGAGTATAACCTTTACCATCTCCATACCTTTT